TAGCTTTAATTTTAGCTCTAGTTATTTTACTTTTTGGCTATTTATTTTTTTTGTCATCTCAAAATAAGTATTTAAAAGAGACCTTAGAAAAACAAAGCAAAACTTATGAAGCTTCAATAAAAACTTTAGAAAATAGATATAAGTTTGAAAATCAAAGCCAAATGCAAAAGGAAGAGATGTTAAAAATAAAACAAAAAACACAACTTGAAAATCTAAAAAGAGGAAGTATAAATGAAGACAATTTTAGTGATATCTCTACTAATTTTACTATTGTCTCTTTTTAATGGCTGTTCAAAAATAGTTTATGAAAAAGAGTTAGTTTGTTATAAATTTACAAATATTGAACTTTCCCAAGATGTAAACATAAGAGTTTATAAGAGCGATGTAGCACTTTTTAAAGCAAAAAATCAAGAGCTTAAAAGTGCAATAAAGTTTTATGAAAATCAAAATAATAGATATAACAAGGAGTGTGAAAATGATGAGAGCAAGTAAAAATGCAATAGATTTAATAATACTATCTGAAGGTTTTAGAAGTGAACCTTATTTGTGTGAAGCTGGAAAACCAACTATAGGATATGGGAGTACTTTTTATCCAAGCGGGGAAAAAGTAACATTACAAGACAAAGCTATTTCAAAAGAAGAAGCTATAAAACTATTAGAGCATATGGTTGAATTTGAATTTAACAAAATCATAAATGAGAGTGTAAAAGTTACTTTAAATCAAAACCAGTTTGATGCTTTAATAAGTTTTGCTTACAATGCAGGAGAAGGTAATTTTAAAAAATCAACACTACTTAAAAAAGTAAATGTTAAAGATTTTATAGGTGCAAGTTACGAATTCCCTAAGTGGATAAGAGCTAAAGGCAAGGTTTTAAGTGGTTTAGTAAATAGAAGAGAAAGAGAGCGGCAATTGTTCTTACAAGGTTAGAGATTAAATGCTTAAAAAATTAGTAAGTATTAAATGGTGGTAAGCGAAACTCGAAGAGTTTGAGAACGGGAGAGGAAACTATTCCTCTCTTAAAATAGCATAAGGTAAAAAATGATAGATATAAACAAAGCACAAAAACAAATAACACAGTATTTAACTTGTCAAGTTTTAGATAAAGATATTACAAATGAGGGAGTATATTTAGTTTTTGAAAATATAAAAATGCAAAATCATCTAAATGTAGATTATATATTCTCTTTATATGTTGCATTTTCATCTTTTAATAAAAATAGAGTTTTAATGTATGAGAAGTTAAATAAGGCTTTAAATGAGATTAACAGCTCTTTAAATATTGATTTAAACTCTTGTAATTTTTTCAAAGCTACTGGGAATTTACTAATTTATAAATTAGAAATATCTACAAGAATAATAGGAAATTAAATATATGAAAAAATCTCTAGCAAAAGATATGTATATAAAAGAGAATAAAAGCATAGAGGATATTTGTTTAGCTTTAGGAGTATCAAGAGCCACATTTTATTACTATAAAAATAAAGATAAAAAGGATTTTAATATATCTTGGGATGAATTAAAACTTATCAATGCTTATGATAAAAAACCAACAATTGAAAATGAGAAGATATTTTTATCTACTTTAATTTTAGAGTTTGAAAAAACTTTACAGCAGTTCAAAGATGAAAATGCAGAAGATAAGCTAAAAAAACTAGAGCAGTTTGCAAGAACATACTATAAGCTTAAAATACCTCAAGGAAAAACAGCACTTAAATTTAAAAAAATAGATATTTTAAAAGAGTTTTTGTCAAAACTTATAGATATTGCACTTAAACAAAATCATAAAGAAGTTGCAAATTTTTTAAGTGCTAATTCTAATTTTATAGTAGATGAGTTATTAAAAAATGAGCAGTAGAAACATTCTCACAGAGAGTGTATGGAGTACAACGGAATTCTGTTTACAGACAAAGCACAAGAAAATAAGCTATGTTAGTAAACTTGCGAACACGAACTTTAAAAGTGAAAAAAATGAGTAATATAATGAATAAAAGAGTAATTGAACTAAAAGAGTATTTAAAAAATATTCCGCAACTACTAGATAATAATAGACCACAAAGAATACAAAAGGCTAAAAAAGAGTTTTTTTATATGATAAAAACTTACTTTTGCCACCATATAGCCTATATGCAAAAAGAGACATCATATTTTAGAAACTATATACATAATAATATAGAAAATATTTTAAAAGAGCATAAAACAGTACTTTTTACAGCATATAGAGGAGCTGCAAAAACTACAACTATTACTAACTTTTTTGTATTATGGGAAGCAATTAAAAAGAAAAGAAAGTATATAGTTATAATATCAAGCTCAAATACTATAGCTGTATCAATTTTAGAGCTAATTAAAACAGAGCTTGAAGATAATATAAACTTTAAAAATGATTTTAATATAAAAATTATATCTTGTAGGGCAAATGATATTATAGTAAAAGTAGATGAAGAGCTTTTAAAAATTGAGTGTTTTGGAGCAGGTGCAAAACTAAGAGGTACTAGATTTTTATCTTATCGTCCCGATTTAATAATACTTGATGATATAGAAAATGATGAGAATGTTTTATCAAAAACTTATAGAGATAAGCTAGAAAACTGGTATAAAAGAGCTGTTAAAAAACTACCAGGTATGAAAAGCAACTACAATATCTTAATAGTTGGAACTATTTTGCATTATGATAGTGTATTATCAAGAATAAAACAAAATACTTACAATATAAATTTTCCATTAATTAAAGAGTTTAACGATGATTACAGATCTTGGATTTTAGATGATAAACTTTTAAGCTTAGAAGATATCTATAAAGAGTATAAGGAAGATAAAGCATCTTTTATGCAAGAAAGGCAAAATATTCCAATATCAAAAGATGAGCTACTTTTTGGAAAATATAGAACTTATGAGCTTATGCCAAGGTGTGATTTTTATTCTATTGCACTTGATCCATCTATGGGCAAAAAAAATGGAGACTATTTTGCAATAGCAGTTTTAGGTTTTAAAAAAAACGAAAATAGATTTTATGCAAAGGTTTATGGCTATAAACAAAATCCACTAAACTTAATACCAAAGATACTGAAGCTATATAAACATTATGATAGTTTAAGCAGAACCATTTTAAGCATTGAAACTATTGCTTATCAAGAGTTTTTTAAAGATGTATTAAAAAAAGAGGCTTTAAAAGTTGGGATATTTTTAAATATCAAAGAGTATAAAAACCAAGTTGCAAAAGATCTAAGGCTTCAAAGCTTAGCCCCTTTAATTTGTGATGAGACTATTTTAATATCTTGTGATGATGATTTACTACTTGAAGAGCTATTAACTTATCCAAAAGCTGCACATGACGATTTATTAGATGCTTTAGAGATGGCATATAGAAACTTTAAAACAGGTTTAAAAGTTGATTATAAGATGCTAAATAGGGTTTCAAAGTTTTATACACTAAAGGATAAGTATGCAAATAAATAAAAAAAGCTTCATACAAGCTATATATAGCTTTAAAAACATAAAGGCTAGAAATGTATGTAAAAAAATATTTAAACGTTTTTAAACATAGTTTAAAGGCTATTAAACACTAGAAAGCTATAAGGAGATATACCAAATATGACTTTAGAAGATTTAAATAAAAATTTAGATATTAAGTATGATAAAACTAGTGATAGTAAATTTATAAGTTTTTCACTTTTAAAATCTGCTATTAATGAGAACGATTTTTCAAAAATGAATGAGTTATATAATTTACTCTTAGGAATAGATTTAAATGTAGCAGGAAGTATAGAACAAAGAAAAAATGCACTTTTAGAGAATGATTTTAAAATTATAAGTGATGATAAAAAATTTTTAGAGTTTTATGAAAGTCTAAAAGAAGACTTTGATTTAGAAGAGTTTATAGAAAATCTAAGCTCTGCAGTGTATTTTGGTATTAATATACAAAACATAACATATATTCACAAAGATGGGTTTATTTTACCAAATAAAACTAAAGAGATACCATTTTTATATATTCAAAAAGATGAACAAGAAAAAGAGTTCTATTTACAAACAATAAATGATAAAAAAATATATTTTAATGATACTAACGATTTATCTTTAGTAAAGTTTTACTACAACTACAATAAAGATAGTTTTTTAAATAGAAGTTTAAGCTCAAAGCTTTTATATTATAGTGTACTTAAACATAGTGTAATTACACTTAATTTAGAGTATTTAGATAAAAATGCAATACCACCAATAATAATTAAATCAGACAAAATAGATGATGAAAAACTTTGCACTGAGTTACTAACTCAACTTCAAATGCTCAAATCAAATGCTTTTGGGATTTTTGATAAAGAAGTACACATTGAAACACTAAAACAAGATAGTGAAAGTAAATTTTTAGAGTTAATTGCATATTGTGATAAAAAGCAAAACGAGTTAATCCTTGGGGGTAATCTGACAGGCTCTAGTGAAAAAGTAGGAAGTCAAAGCTTAGGAACTATCCACGAGAATAGATTAAAAGAGATAATAAAAAGTGATGCTAAAAAAATATCAAAGTTTGTAAGCAAATATCTAAAACAGCTTTGTGCTATAAACTTCAAAAACACTCCTAATTTTAATTTTTTAATAGATGTAGTAGATAATGAAAATGTAGAAGCTTTAAAGCTTAAGGCTGAAACTTTAGAGATAAAAAGCAAAACTATGCAAAACTTAGTAAATTTAGGATATGAAATCCCACTTGAATATATACAAAAAGAGTTTGATATAAAGAATATTAAATTTAATAATATAAAAGAGCTAAATCATATTTCAAATAATAATACTATTATTAAAAAACTCCCTTTAAATAAAATAGATATGGCAATAAACAGTAAAGAGCTACAAGAAGAGCAAAAAAACAACGAAAAAGAGATAAACCAGACTATAGAAAAACTAATACAAAGTTCAAATACTTATGATGAAGTATATAATAAAATCTTAGAACTTTATGATGATGCTGAGCTAAAAAGTTTAGAAACTAGCTTAACAAATTATATAGCTAGTTCATATTTAATTGGGAACTTAGAAAATGAGTAAAAATATTTCGCAAAAAGTGTATGAAGATTTTTTCCAAGGAGATAGTACATCTTTATATAACTATATAAAAGATAAAAATCCCAAATTATCTTTTGATTATGATGAGATAATGCACTCTAGCCATCATAAGGCTTTTACTATTGCAAAAGTAACAAAGCTTGATCTGTTAAAAGATATACAAGAAGCTTTAGCAAAAGCTAAATTAGATGGAATAAATTTTGAACAATGGAAAAAAGATATAAAACCAATATTAGCAAAAAAAGGGTGGTTAGGCGATATTGAAGTTACAAATGATAAAACAGGAGAGATAAAAAAAATATACGTAGGAAGCAAACGGCTTAAAACAATATATGATACAAATATGAGTGTTGCAAATGCACAAGCTAGATATGATACACAAATGTCTAGTGATGCAGAATTTTTTTATTATAGTGCGGTTATGGATAATCTAACACGTCCATCACATGCAAAGCATCACGGCTTAATATTGAGTAAAAACGACCCATTTTGGGATACAAACTATCCACCAAATGGATATAATTGTAGATGTCAGGTGCGAGCATATACAAAAGATGAGTTAGAAAAAAGAGGTTTAGAAGTAAGTAAAAAAGCCGTACAAGATATAGCTAGTAAACCTTGGGCTTATAATGTAGGTCAAACTAATAATATAAATAAAATATATCAAGATAAGATAGATAAACTTCCTATTAGTACTTTAAAAACAAAAGCACAAAATGAGTTTAATAACACTTTAACAACTATTAAAGAGAATAAAAAACTCTATAAAGAGATTAAAGATTTATTTATAATAAAAGAAGCTAAAAAGATAACGCTTTGTAAAAGTGATATCTTTGGAGTAGAAAAAAAAGTTTTATTAAGTAGTGATACAGTGCAAGGACACTTAGATAGAAAAGAGATAACGGCTTTTGATTATGCTTTAATTCCACAAATGCTACAAGGTGAAAAAAGAGTATTTCAACAAAAAACAAATGTAGTTGTAATACTTAAAAAATTAGGTAAAAATTATCGATTGACTTTAAAAAATGTATTAAGCAGTGATGAGATATTTGCTACAAGTTTACTTTTTGTAAAGGATTTAGAAAAAGAGTATAAAAAGCTTTCAAAATATAAAGAGAAGTAATCAGCTTCTCTTATTATATAGCGATATGGGAAGCGATCCATACCATTAAGCCACTTTATTGGATGATTACTCCAACGCCAACTGGAGCTTCAAAGCACTATATAATTATAGTAAAATTATATCATAGAAAGGTTAAAAAATCAATAATTTGAAAAAATAAAGCAGTAAGGCAAAGGTTAAACAATCAATGAGAAATGATAAAGATTTTAAAAATATTCAAGAGATAAATATATATTTATCTACAATTGCAACAAAGTTAGATCAAGATGCTTTACAAAATGCACTAAATTCTTCAGGAAATAGAGTAAGAAATATTATAGAAGAAGCTTTTGTAAATGAAGCAGATCCAAATACAAAGCAAAAATGGCAAGAGCTTAAAAAAACAACACGCTTACGAAAACTAAGAAGTGGGAAATCTTCTAAAACTCTTAGAGATAGTGGAGCTTTAGCCTCTTCTTGGCATATACAAAATACTAAGAATATGGTAAAAGTATATAACAATATGGCAACAAGCAGTGATAGTTTTTCTTATGGGATTGTTCATCAGTTTGGAAGTGCTAAAAATAATCTTCCATCTAGGGGATTTTTACCTATAAATAATGATGGGGCAATAAGCCAAGAGCTAGAAGAAGAGATTTTAGATATATTTGATAAGTTTTTAAATAAGGCTTTTTAGCTAGCCTTATAATAAACTCATCTTTTTTCTTTATTATTTGTAATATCTGCATTTGTATCAAAAGTATATTGTGCATACTCTTGCCAATACATAGGCGTTTTAATAGCTTCAATAGTTACAAATGTATATTTACACTCCAAGCATTGTCTATATCGTTCGTTTGTATTTGTAGTTTTTACTGTTTTATTTACTTGTGTTTTAGGACTTAAACATCTAGGGCAAATCATTGGCTAAACCTTAATTTACTTTTAGAAAGCTTTACACACTCTTCAAAGCTAATATTCATATTTTTCAACACTGCTACAACTTTTTTAAAATCTTTTTTTTCAAGTTCATAAATAGAGTTTAAAGATATTTTAAAACGGCTTTTAATAAGGTTTAAAAGTGATTTTTCATCTTTAAGCCTTGATTTTTCTCTCCAAAGTGTAAGTAAAAAAGCACCTTGATTTTTACTTATTTTTGTTTTTAAATAGTCGTACTTTATAAATCCAGAACTACCCAAAAAAAGAACTAATCTTTTAAGCTCATCAATACTTAAATTTTTACTACTTTTAACACCAAAATTATTAAAAAGCATATCTTCATATAGTTCTCTATCTTTTGAATATATATCTATATATAATTTAGATGTATGAACAGCTTTGATAAGAGAAGCTTTATATATTTTTTGCTTTTGTGTCATTTAAAAAAATTCCTTTCTTTTCTAAAGCTAAACACTTAATAGAACCAACTAAAAGTTGGCTCTATAAATGTTTAAGGTGTTTTTATCTTAATATTGTAAAAATTGGAGCTTTTTGTTTTATACTTAAGCACTCTTTTAAACCATCATCACTTAAACTCATATCTTTAAGTTTTGCTGTTGGAGTATAAGATATCTTTGTATTTACCAAATCATCAAATCTAGATCCTAAAAGTTCGTTTAGTTTAGCTTCATCGCTTATATTTATATCCCAAGCAAATACTACTTTTAAGCTTTCATTATCTGCAAGAAGTGTAATTGTTGTCTCATCGCAGTCTTCTAAAATCTCTTTTGCTTTTACACTTATAATATCCCTTGCTTGTTTTAGCCTTTCATTTATAAAAGAGATCTCATCTTTTAAAGTTATATATTCAAAAATAGATGCTTTTAGCTCTTTATCATCAACAACCCCATTAGCACCACTTATTTTAAAAGCTACTGCATTATTGCCACTTAGCTTATTTGCTACTTTCTTTTGTAAACTTGCCATATTTAATCCTTTTTTTAAATTTGTATTTAAAGCTTTAAAGCCCTATTTAAACACATTTTAAACGGCTTTAAACACTTAATAAAGCTTACATTCGTAAGCTCTATAAATGTTTTTATCTATCACCCATTTGGGTTTGCTTTCTTAGTAAAATTTATATTAGCACTCATTTTTTCCACTTTTACCCTAAAATTACCATAGTAGAGGCTTGTTTTATATGTCCAGCATTTAGTTCTTCACTTTGTGCTTTAGCAAATCTTATAGCTTTTTTATAAATATTTACTGCACGTCGCAAATGTGTTGTTATACTTTTTATATTCTCAGCAAAACTTCCAAACAAAGCTGTCCAGTCTTGCTCATTTAAACCTTTAAACTCATATTTTCCACTTATACGACTATATAATTGTAAAAGCTCTCCATTTCGTCCTTTTAGATTATTTATAAGTGCATTTGTACCAACTAGAACTGTTGGAACACTTGAGAAATCCCAAATCCGTCTTATTGCTTCAAGTGTTTTTGTTGTAAGGTTTTCTGCTTCATCTATTATTAAAATAGTCTCACGGCGCTTAAACTCTTTTGTAATATCTTTTATCATCTCTTCAGAATTTTTATAAGCTGTTGTTATAGAAGCCATTTGACAAATAGATTTTAAAACACTGCTTAAACTCATACCTGGTATTGCTTCAAGCAAAATAGCTTCAGGGTGTGTTTTTATATACTCTTTTATTGCAGTTGTTTTTCCACAACCAGCAACTCCATAAATAACACTTAACTCATTTCCTATAACTGCTTCATCTATTATAAATTTTGTAATGCTTAAATCTGCAGTAGCAACTATTTGGAAATCCTCTTTTTTTTCATCTTTAAAGCTATAGTTTTTTATAAAATCTTTTAGCTTTTTTTCGAAGTTTTCGACATTTCCTTTATATTCACCTTTTAAATATTGGCTAATAGCCCCACTACTCATTCCTATACTTCTTGCTACTTGTGCTTGAGAAAGTCCGTTTTTTTCTAAAAACTCTTTTGTTTGTTGTATCATTTTTTACTCCTTTTTGGTTTCCCTTAAAAAATTGTTAGATTTTTAAAGGCTTCTCTTATGCAAATTTTTTAGATAACAAATATAACTCATTTTCTCAATTTAAATCTAAAGGATTTAAATTTCGCTTTTTTTTATGCAAATTTTTTAGATAACAAATATAACTCATTTTGTAAATCATCATCTTCTTGTTTTATGGTTTTGCTTTGTTTTACTCCTATTTTCTCAAACCTTCGGTTCTCGCTTATTTTGGATTTAGTTTTTATATCTTGATATTTTGCTTTGTTTTTTAAAGTTTTTTCAAGCTTATAATCTTGAAACTCTTCATATAAAATTTGTGCTTTTTTAATAGTTTTACTTATAGGGCGGATATTATTCTGTTTATAAGCCTTAACAGCTTTTCTATGCTCTTCAATACTCATAGCTTCAAC